TATATGATGAGATGGATTATCTTAGAACATATTTGGTAGACCGTGCGGGGCTTCCACCAACTAAGGGGGGTGCGAATCATAATGTCAGAGTCTATGAACGAGAACATTCGTAATTCAGAGTGGAAGGTTCCTATTACTAAGGAACAACCCTTTGAGTGGAAGGGTGAGAATTCCAGTGATTATCTCTGGAATGAGGACTTGTACAAGGCCCACACTTCCGGTACTCCTGCGGATGACCAAGTGGGAATTCCCAAAGGTAAGAAGGGTGCTAAGGAAGCTGACCTGAAACCCAACATGTTGGGTCTGGAAGAGAATTTTGATAATTCTCGTGAGATGGGTTCTCTTACTAATGACCCATCGGTAAAGCCCAGAATGATGAATGAAAAAACCAAAACTGGAAAAGTTAAAAAAATTAAAAAGTTTGAAATAGAGAGTAAAAATAAACCTGCCCATCCCCGTCCTATAAATACCCCTCAGGGTATTGATGTGGATTTAATAACTAAAGCCATAAATATATTATCGTCTCCTCCTGATGAGGTTGATATTGCCGATGATATTAATATTTTACTGAAGAACTGGGAGGGTTCGGGGTTTTACGATGCTGACGATGATATTGAGAACACCAATTGGAACCCTGCCCAACGTCCTAAAGAGAATTCTATAGCGACGGTGGATGATGAGAACAGGGATTTGGCTATGGGTGAGGCTACTGGGGTGGAGGAAAACTTGGCAGATGTTGTGGGCGCGGAAGCTAGGACGGCAGTTGTTCAGAATGCCAAGAAGCTAATGACAGCCGCTAAGAATGCCACCCAGGAAGGTATTAAAGCTGCGGAGACTGAGGCTGTTCCTCCAGATGAAGATGACCTTAATGCGGAAACTGAAGTAAACTTTGATGACGTTACGATGCAAAAGCAGTTATCCATGGGTCATGGTCGCTGTCCCCATAAAAACCAGTTCGACCTCTGTGATAAGTGCGGAGATGGGGAACTTAAATCTCATGAGGGTGGAATCGAAAAAGGCATCAAGCAGGTAACCCGTAAGGTTGCTAGGAATCTGGAAGAGGCTGCGGAGGAGGAACGACTTGCGGAACGTGGTCTTCGTAAAAGTGTATCTCCCCTAGATAACTTGATAAAAGCATTGGATGATGTTGAAGCTCAACTTGCTGTAGAGACTATGGACTATGCTGGTCTTATGAAGGCTTTAGGGTCACAGATAACTCAGCTAGATAGCAGGAGATAGAAGCATGGATACTAATGATAATAGTCTATTTGTAGGCTTTGATTTCTTCGAGAAACAGTATGAAGACCCTGATAATCCTGATTCAGATGAATTGGGATTGACAAGCGGTAGTACTAGGACTCCTAGTACTACAAATATTAGTCATAATGAGCCTGACCCTGCTGCTCAGATGGGTCAGTTGAATGTTCGTCAGGGTCGTATTGGCGAAATGCAAGCCAGAATGGCAGAAGGTAAAGAGGCTTTCCCAGGTGAAGCAGAGCGACACAGGGATTTGTATGGGATACCCGACCCAGAAGATGATGTCTCTGACGAACAATTAGTGGCTCAGTACCAGCGTTTATTCAGGATAAGCCCTGAAGAAGCGGCTGCTCAAGCTAAGATATATAGACAACAGCACAGAGATTATGTTCCTCCTGAAGAAATGACAGAGAGCGAGGCAGAGGCAAATCTACAAAGGGAAGCTGGTATAGGAAGTTATTACGGTGAGGCAGAGAACGCTGCTGAGAATTGGGAGAGAGCAGCGCATAGAGACGAAATCGCTTCAACTGAGGCATGGAATAGGGCGAGGTCTGGGGCTGAAAGTTATTCAGATGACGATGATGATGGTGCTTTCGGTAAATCCCATGATGAGATGATTTCCTTTTTAAACCAATCCATAGATTTTATGGAGAAACAGCAATTACCTAAAGGGTCTGTACCGGAAGCTAGTGTTGAGGAGTTGGAACAATCCTGGGGTGACCCTGATGACGATTCTGAATATGGACTTGAACTCAACGAGTCCCAACAGAATTGGTTGGCAAGTCAAGACAAAGACGACGCAGACTTAGATGATATTAACAGTCAGTCAGTGCCTCGAAAAGTTCTAGATAAACTACCTGGAACTAATAGGAATGAGTTTAACGACCCTGATACTGAAGAATATGGACTTGGACTCAACGAGTCCCAACAGAATTGGTTGTCAGAGACAGAGAAGCGTGACGAGGAGTTAGATACGCCCAGGAGCCTACCGCAGTCCGAAGTTTATGACCCAGACACCGATTCTTATGCATCTGGTGATGGCTTTATAAAAGCTCTGGGTTCTGTTATTGAGACGATGGAGAAGCAGGTCACAGCCACACCAGAAGGTTGGGATGAGGATGATTACAATGAATGGTTAACGTATGATGCACCAAAAACTCCTGAAGGAAGAAAAGTTCTAGGGATGAAGAATCATGAGGCTGGTGGAGATAAGTGTGTTGGGGAAGATTGTGTGATTCATGGTACACCTCTTTATGAACGTGAAGACCCTTATTAACCAGATTATGAGTGAAAAGAAAGTTTAGTGAGGTGAAGTGCAAATGTTGAGAGAGACTGTAGCTAAGATAGAGAAAGAGAAACTTCAGGCTGAGAATGTCCAATGGGTTCATGAGAATCTAGATGATATTCTGGCCAACTACCCAGGACGTTGGTGTCTAGTAGATGGTGGCCTCGTCAGGCTGGCTTTAGTAGAATTTTTCGATTTGTTTAAGAACGTAATACAAAGAGACGACTTCTCAGAGGGGGCGGTCTACTTTTATGCCTCTAGAAATGAACCTCTCGCTATCCTCTGTGCCTTATAGTCTAGAACTACTGGCAGATGTGGATATTTTGGAAAAATCGGTAAATGATGATTTTTCCCCTGTAAGTGATGTAGTTCTATTTAAATCTTTTGAGATGCCTTTGCAGGCATCTTTATATGATTTAAGTAAAGGAACTCTAATTCATCAGCTTGTGTCTGATGTATCCTCTCGCCCTTCTGATGATTGGTGGTCTACCGCTATGGAGACCATTGTTAAGAACTTCCCCTATGAGATTGACCCTGCTGCCTGTGCTGCGGAGATTTACCTTGCTCGTGTTTCCCAGACCAATATAGATATAGGTAATGACCCACTTGATATAAGCAAGAGTGGGGAGCTAGAAATGGAATTTATAGATATTTCTAAGCAGGGGGAGGGAATTATCTCTGCTCCTCCTGAAGTCTCTGCTGCGGAGGCTACAGCTTCCAGTGATATACCTGATAGTTCTTCTGCTTCTGTTCCAGAAAGTGAAAATACCATGGGTATAGGCGGTCCTGTTGTCGATGCTTCAGGAACGGGTATTCCCAGTGGACAGTTGGCTTCAGGTATTATAGGAGAAACTGAGTCGAAAGATTTAGATGGTGCCTTAATCAGAGAAGGTAGACGAGGGGAAGAAATACAGCATGATAATTCATCGGCTTCCGCAATGGGGGGTTTGGGGTTATCTGGTGATGGTGATATAAGTGCTGTGGTAGAGGAAGAGTCTAAGGCGAAGCAGAATCTCTTAGATGATATTGAGCTAATTAGTAGAAAAATTGAAGAGTCTGATAGGCTTAGGTCGCTCTTAGAGAAGGTGAAGATGCTGACTGGGGAGGAAGATGCGGTAAAACGTCTTGAGTCCCATGTTCACCCAAGTCATCCTATCACTGAGGGTCATGATGACTTGGAGATGAAGGCTGGGGGTACTTGAGGTATGACTCATGGATGAGTTCATCTCTGAAGATTCCACTACCTACCCTCTCAGTGTTAACTTTGCTGAGATTATGACCCTTGAGAACTACCTTCAGAACTATCAAGAGGAGTTGGTGGAGGATAGAGTGGCGGCTATTCCTATAAATAGGCCAGCATCTTTCTCTAAATCTCTTCTATTAAAGGTGGCTTCTACTTATGTTGAATTGTATGACAATAGAAATGACCTAGATAAATACTCCACAATGACTTGCACTGAGGCTGAATTGTGGTGTCTCAGGCAGATTATTCCTCCAAATGTGACTTTTAACAATGTAGCTATTGCTCCTATGCTAAAGAAGAAAATTTTAGAGGGCATCATTAGTCTAAATAGTATTATCTTGGGCACTAATGAGTTTTCTGAGGAAGAGGATAAAAGTAAGTATGATGTGGGTGGAGACATTATAGAGTGGTTACGACAGAATCCATAGTAAGTAACGGAGTTCAGGAAGAGATTGCGCTTAACCGTGTAATCAAGTCTCTACAAGAGATTACCATCCATAATGAGTATGAGTCGGACCACCATGCTCTGGAGTTAGGTGAGAAGAACAACGTATTCTTTGTTAAATTGGATGGGGCTGTTATATATGCAGGTAAAGACGGCAAACATGCCGTTTCTATGTTCTATGACCAGATAGCTAAAATAGATAGAGATGAAGAGAATGACGCTGACCCAGAGTTCAGCACTTTAAGAGAGATTCTCATTTCCAGAAATAAGCATGTCAGGGATTCCTTGTCCCGTTTGGGTCATCATGCGCTAGCTAATTCTATTGATGGACTTGATTTTTCCAGTTTCCAGTTTGCAGACCTTTATAAGAATATTCTTCTTAAAACAACCTCAGACCAACTTAGTTTTAATGGCTATAACACAAAGAACTTTGATATGTGCCCCAGGTCTGTGGAAGCTTTTGGTAATCTTATTTCCAGTCACAATGAAGAAGATGACGACCCCTGGTTTGAGGATGAGTTTGAGGAGGCCCAAGAATCTCTTCTTGCGGCTATGAAGGCCACGGACATATTTTTGGGAATAGAGAAAAAGGTCGTAGACCGTAAAAAGGTGACCAATAGTGAAATAGAGAAGATGATGGGGGCCATTGAGGACTCTCATTATTTTATTGGGGAATTGGGACGAATTATAGGGGATGACCTTTCAGGTAAGTTCGACTACTCCTCAGACCATTTGATGACTGTTATTCAGTACCATTCAGGGGATTTAATCTCTAAACAAGGACTTGGGGAGATTGGACCTGGGACAAGTACTGAGACTCCCCTTGCTCCAAAAGCTGCTGCTTCTGATAGTGGTGGTCAAGAAATGGGGGAGATTGGGGGCGGTGTGTCTGCAGAGGCAGTGGCAACGTCTCCTGGTGTAGCTATAATGGGAGGTATTGTCTCTGGAGCGGCAACAGCAGCAGGAACGGTTCCTGAAATAAAGCAGATTACAGAAATTGTAGATGGTGCCACTAATGAACTAGGTGATGAAGACAAGTGGCATACTCATAAAGAGGAAGAAGCCTTTGTTCCTGAGAGGGAGGGGACCGATACTGACAAAATAGTTAAAGCTATTATTCCTGGCAGTGATAACTCTATTCTTCTTCTGAAGGATGTTCGCACTCCGTTTTGGGACCTACCAGGAGGACATGTTAAAGTGAATGAATCTCTGGAAGAGGCTCTTCATAGGGAAGTGGCTGAAGAGACAGGGATGGCTATTGTTCTTTGTAAAGAATTAATGACCCGTCCTCTTTTTGTCGGTGACCCAGTGCAGGAACAGAGGGAAATTACTTTTTTCTGGGTTAGTGCTACAGGTGAGGTAAACCTTTCAGATGAACACGATGTGCATGTGTGGGCACCTTTCAGTAAGATTCGTTCACTTGACCTTGGTTCCTTTGAGGCCATTCTTACTGACCTGGGTAAGAGGGTGGGAGGCTATATACCTGCTGTTGAGTTCAAGGAAGAGGGCGTAGCTCAGGTTATGGATGCTTCTGAGAGTGAAATGGATAACGTTCATAATTACTCTCCCTCTAACAAAGTACCGATGGGCGAGACTGTGACTATACAAACCAGAGGACCTGACCCTCAGGTTGCCGATGCCTTTTTGGATAAGCAGATGGGTGGCACTGCTGGAGGTTATTCCGAGGCGGGAGGTCCAAACCAACGAGAAAAGAATCCTATTAATCCTACAGGGGATGAAGATGGGAAGGGGGCAGATAACGCTGGTCGTTTTGCCTTGGCTACTGCTGAAACTCCTGCTTCTCAGGCGTTCAGTTCTGGGGCGGTTATAGACCTTCCCGATGATGAGGCTGCGGAAAAAGGTGTAAATAAGAATGCTTCCGGTGGGGCAGGCACAGCAGGAGATGGCTCTCCTTCAGCCACATTATCTCATAGTGATGTTTCTGATACTACATATGGTGGGGGAATGGGGGGTAATCAGGGCCGTCCTCAAGCAGGAAGTAAGGGTGGAAGAGTTAGAGAAGACTTTGACTCTAGTTTACAAACTAAGAGTGCTATATCTAAGCAGCAGGATATGACTGTAATAGGAACTACAGAAGGAATTTCCACCCTTCCTAGTGATGGTGCTAATCCTGATAGGAAGAAAGTTGCAAATACTTCTACTCGTTATGAATATGATACGGTCCTTTCTCAGGACAACTTAGACCGAAGAGGTAAGGCCCTACCCCCTGAACAGAGAGCTTTAGGTTCGGGTGAGATAAATGTATGGCTCTCCAATGACAATAATCCTAAACGTCATTTAGCCGATGAGGATGGAGAGAACATTGGGCCTGATGGATTACGGCAAACTGTAATAGAAGATGGAAAAATGCCTCATAGTATTCATGATTCTTCTGTAGAACAGTACACAAATCTCTCCAATGAGGGGAGTTCATACTTTAAGAATGTTTCCTCGTATATAGCTAAAAGTGCGGATTCTCCTAATGATTTTTCTAGTTTTAAGTCCCTTGTGCCTGACCCTATCATGAAAATGGATTTGGGCAAGACCCTGATTGTTGGTGGGTGGGGAAGTGTTTATGTGGTGGATAGGGAGGGCCATAGAATTAATCTATTAGGTCTAGATAAGGCTCTTAAGAAGTTTCTAGCTAATCCAGATTTTGCCAATGTTAATATATTCCACAGTGGTATTCAGGTGGGAAAACTTATTCCTGAGTTTATAGATGGCAAGGGAAAGGTTTGGAAAACCCATGTTAATAGGAAGGGTCTTTTTGCCGTAGTAGCCTTCAGAACAGACTTAGAGGTTGCGAGGAGGGCCATGTCTGAGGTTATCAAAGGTAACTTAAGGGGCTTCTCTCTTTCCGGTAACTCTAATCCAGAAACTAAAGAGATTAGATGTGAACATGGAACCTGTTGGCAAGAGATAATGGATTTGGAAATTTATGAACTTACTTTATGTCAGGAACCGATGAACCAGGATTCTTGGATTACCGATATTATTCAAAAGCCTGATGCAGAGGAATGTCCTGAGTGTTATGCAAATGCTCCTCAAGCTCAGAGATATGATTCCAGTCTGCGGCCTGTAAATTAGAAGTATTAGTAGTTGAGAGGTGTAGTGTTATGTTCCGATGGTTTCGTGGCACGGAAGATGAGTTGATGCAACGGGTTAACCGTCATCGAGATGTTATGCCAGTTGTTATGGATTTTGTTGATTACTGTACAACGGTTGTTGAGGATGGGAAGATTTCTCGTGATGACTCTAGGATTCTTATGAAACAGTACTGGAAAGTCATTAAAGCGGTACAGAAACGTAGTTAATTTATTTTAAACCAAAATCCTTTACAATATAATTATTTCTATTTATACTTAAATCACTGCGGATAGGTACTAAAGGTTAGTGCCAGTTTATCAACTAGTAGTTCTTTAGAAGGAGGAACAATGAGTAGCAATAAGGAACAGCTTCTCACTATCCTGAAGGGACTGCGTTCGTATATTTCTAAGGAGTATTCCCTTAATGCCGACGGCTCTAGGGGTGGAGACTCAACCATGTCAGTGGAAAAGGACCTTCCTGCTGACTGGGTGAATAAGCTCGACCCTATGAGTGGTGGTCCAGGCGGCGAGAGGGGTTCAGCCGAACGGAAATCTACGTCCACAGCCCGACAGGGTACAAACCCATATCTCCATAAACAGGAGATGAATATGGGTCATGATGAGGGAGTAGACGATAATTTAGAGGGCCTGATAAATGCCAATGAAAATGAAGAAGACGACGTAGAGTACGACGAAGAAGGGAATCCTATAGACCCTAACGAAAACGATGAACTGATGGACGAAACGGCAGGCGAAGGCTGGTACGAGAAATCCGCAGATGGTGCCATTCTAATGCTGCTGAAAGACGTTAAAGGTCTCCTAGAGTCCCGACACATGGAAAAGTCAGCTATGTCTGACATCCGTGAGGAACTTGATGAGATTAAAAAGTCTATGCCTACGACCATCGAGGCTGGTATTAAGTCTGGGATGAAGGGCTTTGGTTTCACTCCTACTGCAGGAGATATGAAGCGAATTAAGCCTAAGTCCAAGCGTCAAAACAGGGTTTCTGGTCATCAGATTCAGAAGTCTGCTGATGCCCCTGCTGCTCCTATTGGGGTTGAGGGTGACAGTCTCGCACAACTTGGTGACATCGGTGGTGGTTCTCTTGAGACTGGTGAACTCCAGCAGAATCAGTTCGTAGATGCAATTGAGACTATTCTCAAGACCAATGATATGGACGACCTTCGAGGAACCTTCAAGAAGGTGAATGCCATGCGAAACCAGCAAGGCGACGTTGCCCCATCCACCTTGTACTATCATAAGATGGGAGGCAGCTAACAATGGCTGATAATATAAACCTTTCTGAATTCATTGCTGGGGCTGAGAGGAATCTCAGGCAGTCGATGCTTCCCCCTGGCTATTTCGCAAAGCAGACCTACCTGCAGACTGGTGACGTTTTCAACGCCACTTATGGCAGGAAAGTTTGGGATGCCTTGAACAACCAGACCCGATTTTGGAACATTGTACGAAAAGTGCAGTGGGGTCCCACGACTGGTTGGCGTGTTAGGTCAGACCGAGGGCCTGGAGACACTACTCAGGTTCTTGCCACTGGTATTACTGGCACGGTTAACTCAAGAAGCCGACCTATTACAGAAACTGGGGCACTTCCTCAGATAGACTCTTCTGCCTTCCAGAGGGTTGATTCTCTTCCAAGAATCGTCGCATCGGCTTTCGGTGTGAGTCTGGTTGGTCAGATTACTAGCGGGTTAGAGGGTGGTATGGGAGATAACCTTGCTGTGGAGCAGGAAGCTGCGGCTCGTGACCACATCAAGGAAATCAACCAAGAACTACTGCTTTCTGCTACTGACCGAATCGCCACTACTGGTGCTTCTGATACCGCTGTAGGGGCAAACACTGCTGGCCATATGAGACCTGGAGATACCTTCGCCCAGTCTGGTGCGGGTAGTGGTGCGGCCCAGACTTTCTATGGGACGAACGCCGCTGGTGAACTGATTTTCAGTCTCACCAACCTTGCTGCTGGTGTTACTACGGTTAAGTCTAGGGCTGGTTTCACATCCCTTGATGATATCGTAGAGACTGATGGCCGAAACGTTGCTACCACGGACATGTCTGGTGGTTCTCATAGTATTGGTGCTTCCGTCTACAATCAGTCCGTTAGACCTGCTAATGGATGGAATGCTGGTGCCGTAGTTCTGGACAATAACGGTGTTGGCAGGAACCTGAATCTTGCGCTACTAGACCAAGCTATTAGGGAAGTCCGTGTAAACGGTGCAGACCCTGACGTAATCCTTATGGGTTACGACCAGTTTGACCGACTGTCTAGCCTCTTGCAGGCACAGCAGCGGTATATGGACTGGGGTGAGTTCGTAGTCAAGGTCGGTGATGAGTCTACCCTCCCAGGTAGCCATGCTGGATTCCAGGTGGCAACTTACAGGGGTATCCCTGTCATCGTAGACCCTGATGTGCCTACATCACAGTCGGCTACGGCTGAACTTGGTTCTAACGTCTATGTCTTGGATACACGGTATCTGGAACTCGCTGTAGCTGCTCCTACGCAGTACATCGACAACAGGGACTTCTTCCAGGCAAACGCCTTCGTCTTGAGGGGCCTTTTCTACACCATCGGTGAGTTGAGGGCACTTAGGATAGATGCGCACTCCAAGATTACGGACTTGAACGCCTAGTTGAATTAGGACGGGGGTTAGACAGGGTGGCTGTGAGGGCCTTGCCCTGCCTAACCCCTTAGTTTTTTCTTGTCGCAAGTATCTGAGGGAAACCTTGGAGAGGTTGGTATAGGTGGAAGCGGCAGGAGAAGGAGCATAGATTATGGCTGTTACATGGACAACGACGATAATTCACGAGACCGTTTTTGGTAACAAAAGAGTTGTTACCGCAGAGACAGAAGCTACTGGCACGAGCACCGTCACAGCGACGGGAGATGCTTATGCTCCATCTGCTTTGGGTCTTAGAGGCGTAGATGTAGTTTTGATGAGTGGATTCTCCCTCAGTAATACGGGAGGGGCTACTCAAACAGCGGCAGAGTCTGTGACTGCTGCTGATACAGGATACTTCCCTGTATATAACTACACTCAAGAGTCAATATCTACCCATCATTTGGGTCCAGCAGACTTGTCTTCAGTAGGTCCAAGTATTGTTGCTACTGGTGTCAATATAACTGGTGCCAAGATAAGAATGATGGCGGTAGGCTATTAGTTCGAAAAACTGAATAGGGTGTTTGGTGGTACGAGTCAGCTCGACTACTTTCTAAGATTTGAGTAAAAAGGGTAGTTGACTTTGTGTTTGACTACCCTTTTTGTTTTAGAGGAATTA